CTATTAAATGGCATCAACCTTTTCAGCGGCGAGAAGTAACGCTCAGACTCTATCTTGGCCGATAGGTACTGAGACTTCTCCTGACTATGATTTGAATAATAGCAATACTCTTAAGCAGTTGAGATTGCTTAGTAGGCAATTAATAAAAGACAACTGTGTAGCTGCGGCTATACAGCAGTCTTATATTACAATTATTGGCTATCCTGCTATTAAGATTTACGGCAAAAATGATTTGCAGACTCGTAAATTAAACGAATTAATCAATCTTGAATCCTTAGACATCACAGAATCTGAGTCAATTGTAGACCTAATAGAACAAATCGTCGCTTGGAGCTTCTCCGACGGCGATATTCTTATTTCGCTACCGATTGATACAGACCGTGAGGGCATCCAAACAGTTGTAGAGTTGGTAGAAGCTCAGAGAATTAAGACTCCAAATGATTTATTGTGGAATAAACAAATTCGTTTGGGCGTAGAGTATGAGGTATCAGGTAAGGTGAAAGGATATTGGGTAAAAAATGCTGATAAAGTGGATTATGAAGGCGATTCAAGCAACAATTTCACGTTTTTTCCGTGTTATAAGTCGGTTACACTCGCTGACGGGACTATGTACAGAAGAAAAGTTACTCAATTATTTAAAGCTCCGTTAAACAGCAGGCCAAAGAGTAGCAGACAGTTTCCAGTAATCACACCGGCGATTCATTTTCTGAAACAACTTGGTGATTTTATTGAAGCTACTGTAGTAGGAGCACGCGTTGCTGCCTGCTTTTCTGTATTTGTAAAGACAAATAACCCAGGAAAAGCATTGGCTACAATGACTACTGATTATAATAATGGCGATTCAGTATCTGACCCAACGTCAGGGCAGAGGGCTAGCAAATTGCAACCTGGCCAGATAACATATATGCGGCCAGGAGAAGACGTTAGTATGGCTAGTCCCAACAAACCTGGGGACAATACTGACGCTTTTATTGTAAGACTTCTTAAAATAGTTTCTGCCTATGTTCGTATACCTTATCCGATTCTATTTTTAGACACCGCTGAGGTGAACTACAGTAGTTGGAGAGGGGCAGTTCTGGAGACTAAACGCTTCATAACTCGTTGGAGGCGTAAAGTTGACTCAGTTATTACTTGGATAACTGATACTATGATAGAAGAAGCTGTACTTAAGAATTTAGTTTCTGGAAATGTGAAAGACGTCTCAATTACAATTCGGTGGCCGTCACTTGGTATGCTTGACCCAGAGAAGGAAGGCAGGGCTAGCAAGTTGGCATTGAATAACAAAACTAAGAGTCGTAGGATGCTAGTTGAGGAAGAGGGCAACGACTACGATGAAGTGATGGAAGAAATCAACGAAGAAGCTAACTTAGCTCTTGAAGAACAGGCTGAGTTGATTTCCAAGAGGCAAGAGTATGAAAAGAAAGGACTTGTGTTTCCAGAAACGGCCGCTGACGCTGACGCCGCCGGCGCCAAGGGTGGGGATTATAAGCCTAAAACAAGACCTGGGGAATCAGTTGAAGATGGTGATATAAGCGAAGATGACAAAAAAGAAAGGAGGAAAGAAGATGGTAACTGGTAATCTATTGCTTGAAACCGTAAGTGGACAACCTTGGTTAATTCGCAAGGATAAATTAGAACTATTCAATGCCATATTACTTAGTAAAATGTCTGGCTCTTATCCGACCACCGATAGCCCTAAAGTTAACTCAGGTTCAGTAGTGATAGCTAGCACTGGTATTCTGCCAATCGAGGGTACTCTTTTAAAGAAAACCTACGGCTTAGAATCTATGTCTGGTATGCAAACTATAACTGATTTAACCAAATCATTCGAGGCTTTGCAATCCGATGCCTCTGTAGCTAGAATAGTTTTGCAGTTTGATAGCCCAGGTGGTTCAGTCAGTGGCATACAGGAATTTGCGAATGCCATTAGAAACAGTTCCAAAGAAACCATTGGCTTTATAAGCGGGGAATGTTGTTCTGCCGCATACTGGTTAGCTAGTCAATGTAGTGCTATTGTTGCTAGTAGCAATACAGACTTAGTTGGCAGTATAGGAGTTTACTTGTCTGTAGTAGATCAGTCTATGATAAACGATGCTATGGGATTAAAAGTACACGTAATATCAGCGGGCAAATACAAAGCTATAGGTAATCCCAATACTCCGATGACTGAAATGGGCATTGAATACTTGCAAGAACAAGTAGACAGTATCTATAATGAGTTTACTAAGGCGGTACAGTCTAATAGGCCTAATGTTAACTCAGATATTAGCGTTTGGGCAGATGGCAAAGTATTTATGGCTAGCAAAGCTAAGGAACTCGGTCTTATAGACGAAATAGCAACTATGAAAGACCTAATAATCTAATTATAATTTAATTATAATTTAATAACTGCCGCCACTGGCGAGCGAAAGGAGTCTGGAATGTTTATTTTTCTTAAGAAAGCATCGGTTGACCAGATTAAGGAACACAATAAAGCCGCTTATGACGAGATATTCTCGGCAGGTGCGGCATCTGTTGTTCCAACGGTTGCCGAACCTGAGTCAACATTAGCCCTAAATAATGATACTCTTGAAGCAGTTGCAAAGTCTCTTGATGTTACAGTGGAAGAACTTACTGGAACGTGTAAGGACGCTAACGAGATAGTAGCTACAGTCCTTGATAAGGCAAGTAGTTACAAAGCTGAGTTAGCATTAGCCTTCACTTCTACAGCTCCACAAACAGCAGGTAGTGCTACTGGTAGTGAACTGGATACTCAAGATGTTAGAACCAAAGAAGAGGCTATGGATTTTTGCAAAAAGAAGTATTCATGTTCTAAAGGCACCGCCTGGATGTATGCAAAGAAAGAGTTTGCGGATTTGTTTAATTCACAATATAAAGCTGCCGTTAGGCAGTAAGGAGAAAAGACTATGGGTCTCAAAGGAGCTCGTGAGTTTCCGTTGACGCTTACCGCTAATGCGGTATTGGAACGTAATCGAATTGTCAGTATCAATGTCGGTGCAGGTACTTGTGTGTATTCATCTTATGGTAGTGTAGCAGGTGGTGTCGTTACTGCCCGTAGCGATGCTAACACACTTTTGACGACTGTTGCACCTCTCAATCCACCTTGTGGAACTTTTGCAGTTGATCTTGTTGGCACTTGTGCCGCTGAGGACGCTCTTGTTCCTGTCGTAAATGGTAAAGTAAGTGCCAAGACTTACACTGTCATTGATGATATGCAGGTTGATAATCCTACCGTTGTTACTAATGGCGATATCTATTTGATACCCGCCGACGGTTGGACAACTGCTAGTGGAAAAGCCGGTCAGATTGCTACTTACAATTCTGGTTGGACGTATGCCGCTCCTGCTGTTGGTGCAGTTCTGTTCAATAGCAAAAAGGGCATCTACATGGTTGCTACTTCTACCTCTGCTTGGGCAGAATGTAAAGTAGTTGGCTATGCAACTGAAGCAGGAGTAGACGGCCAGACAATCATTGCCGGCCCTGCCCTGCCTCAAATCACCCGTGATCAGATTCCTTCGAATCTGCGCTCGACGTATCGTTTGCACGATGCAGGAGTATTCACAGGTGTTACCGGTGCAACCCAAACTATTGGGCACCCTGATGTAGCTGCAACTGACATTGTTTTTGCTCAGATTCAAGCATCTACAAATGCAGTTTCTGTTCAGAAAGTTACCCCTACCGCAAATACAATCACTGTTTTGTGTAGTGGTAACTGCGGAGCTAGCACAATCGTTCAGTATGCTATTTACAAACCTGTAACTAACTAACCGTTAGTCCTAATGTTAACTCAGGTCTAACAGACCAGAAAGTGAAAGTACTATGACTACACCTGCAAGCGGACAAGCCAACTCTGGAGTTGTTCTCCGCCAAGATTTGATGGATTTGGCAGAGGAATTCGATTTCTCACAGTTTCAGTTTAACGCTGACAAAATACTGCCTGGCATACAGATGCCTGCTGTATCTGGATACTGGCCCGTTCTTCCTCGCGAAGCTCGTATGAAAATTTACGATACTAGCGTTTCGCCAGACGGTTCTTTTCAGCGTGGACAGTGGGAATTTACGTCAGACGGTTATCTGACAAAAGAGTATGGCTTTGAAGAAAAAATCAGTCTTACCTCTCAACTGATTTGGGAAAACTTCATTGACCTTGAAAAGACCAGTACCGAATTGTGCATGCAAAATCTGCTCATGGCTAGAGAACAGCGTGTTAGCAATGCAGTATTTAACACTACTACATTCTCTTCCTCTGCTGACAAACTCACTATTACCAATGAGTGGGACGATGCAGGTAACGCAACTCCTTATGCAGATGTAGCTGCTATGGGTGAAAAACTTCGTGCTAAGAGCGGTATTAGCAAACGTGCCGCCAGTCTGATTCTCACTGGTGACAATATTGACTACTGCCTTCGTACTACTGAAGTGAAACAGTCAGTTCAGTACACTGAATCAGTTGTCACTATGCCTCGTGACCGCCAATTCCAGTTCCTTGCTCAGTATTTTGGAGTTAAGGAAATTATCGAAGTATCAAATATTTTTGATGCCTCTGGAGTTGGTAAGACTTTCACAGCAGGTAGTTTGTGGTCGAACGAGTTCGGTATGCTTGCGTATCTGTCACCAAATACACAGTCTACTAAAACTCTCGGGCTTGGTCGTCAGCCTATTTTCAGTCGTTTCTCCAACGACTACTTGGTTGAAACCTACGCTGAAGATAAAACCCGTTGTTCGATTGTACGCGCAATCGAGTATCGTGGAGAAAAAGTGAACACTGACTATGGTGTTCTTGCAGAAAACATGAAGACTACCGTAAGTAATGGTATCTAACCAACTAGTTGGTTAATTAGTCCTAATGTTGACTCAGGTAGGGAGAGTGTCTTAATTGGCACTCTCCTATTGCCATATAAACACTCCACAAGATGGGGTAATATGAAAATATGTGAATTTAGAGAGAAGCATCCAGGAAAATTTGGTAGGATAGTTAAGAAGTCTAGGATAGAAACTTTTCAAGAACTGGCTAGGTCGCTTGATGAAATTAGATATATCGCAGCTACTAAATATATAATTCCAGATGCCAACCCGCAGGAGAGAAGGTTAAAAGAAAAAAGACGCCTGCAACCTAGCCACCCAACTAAACTGACTTCTAGAACTGGCGCCTTAGTAAGAATGTTAAATAGGAGTAATGATAAATCATCGTTTGGCAAAAAGTGGGTTATTGGTAATAAGACAATGACTTTAAGTACAGAAGCTCTTAAGGGTATGGTTAAAGTTACTAGCGGTTTTAAAGGGGAGAAAGAAGAGTATGTAGCTACTCTTAAATTAGACATAACTTCTACTCAAGGACTAGCGCGTGCTATGGTACTTAATAAAACCGATATAGAGGGCAAAAATTATAAGACTGCATGGAAGCCAGAAACAAAACAGACTTTAGCTATAAGATTTAAACACGATACTCCAGGAATCAGAGGACACCGTAGACCGTTTATAACGCCTGCGGCGGAAGAAGTTTTTGTAAACACTAAGAGAATTTTTGAGAAAAAATGGGATTCTTTTAAAGCCTCTGGAGTAGATTAGCCCTAATATTAACTCAGGAGTAGGTATGAAAAAAACAACAATAGATTATAAATCGTTCCGTGATATGGATATATTTCTATCTCACAGTAATAAGCCTTTTGGCCGGATTATTCGGATTGCCGAAACGATGAAATTTGCTCCGAAAGACGATACCACCCCGACACACGGTGGATTTATAACGGAGAACTACGGTCAGTTTTTCGCAACTGAAATGGGCTTGCACTTGCAGGAAAATAGCCTTGAAAAGTACGCAGGTACAAGAGAGCAAATTGTACAAGTATGGCGATGCGTAGGATTCGATGACGGGTATATACGCATGGGCGCAAGACAGCGACTGTCGTACCTCCGTAGAGAGCAAAAGAATTATGATTTACAAGGTGCAATTTTGAGTAGCCCGTTGGGTCGAAAATTGTTTGGTAAAATGCCGTGGTTTAAGAACAACGCTAAGGGCGATTTTTGCACTGAAAATGTTGCAGACATTCTTAGGACTTTTGTTGACTCAGATTGCCCTGTTGCACCGAATCCGTTGGAGTTATCAAACTATTTTAAAAGTAAATCAAAATTATATGTGTTAGTTAGTCCTAATGTTAACTCAGACATGGAGCTCTAAATGACAATAAGATATGTAGATTACAATAGAGCAGACGATACGGGTGATGGGTTGTCTTGGGCAACAGCTAAGAAAACTTTAACTGGTATATCTGGCGTAGTTTGTTCGGCAGGCGATGAAGTTAGAGTTGCTAAAAGTCCAGACCCAGTAGACCTTGGTATAAGTGCTACTTGGACTAATCATTCATCTACTGTTACGTTAGCATCTGCATTGACTAAAGTAGTTGATAATTGTGAAGTCGCATGGACAAATGTTGCCTGTACTTCAGTATCCACTAATACTACAGTGTATAAACAAGGAACAAGATCCAGTTCATTTGTCGTACCAGCTTCGGTAGTCTCTGGGACTAGAATGGCATATAAAACTATAACCAGTGCAGATTATTCTGGATATACAGGATTATCATTTTATATAGCTAATACTGTAGCCACAGCAGACAATAAATACAGTCTTAGACTATGTTCAGATGCTCTTGGGGTAACTACAGTAAATACCATTTTAATACCATCATTAACAGTATGCCCAGCAACAAATTCACAAGGAGGATCAACCATTTACGTGCCATATGGCGCAGCTTTAGGTAGTAATATACAAAGCGTTGCGTTGTATGCTGAGGCGACTACTGTCGCTAGCACATTATACATTGATTGTATTCATGCTGCAAATGCAAATTTTAACTATAACACGATGATTGGTAGACCACAACGAGCGCAATGGGTAGCAAATACATCTTATAATGTAAATGATTTAGTCAGACCAACAGCATCAGCATACTGTCATATGTATTATAAATGCGTGTCAGCAGGAACAAGTAATAGTACAGAACCAGATTGGGATGTTGTAATAGACTTAAATACTAACGATAATACCTGCGTGTGGCAATGTATGGGTTACGATGAATTTAGACAGTATTATAGAATACAAAGTATAGCGGATGATGGTGTGACTATAAGGCTTGATGGTGGGCCAACTACTACACCTACACAGACTACGTATGCGGAATTTTACGGTACAGGGGGTAGTTACAGATTATGGTGTATACAACCATTTATAACAGTAGATGTTGCTACTGTTAATGTTATATCTCAAACAGTAACAACAACAAATATACTGGCATCTGCTAACAATCCATTGATTGTTAAGTGCGGTTACAACACTGTATCTAACGTAGTGGATGGTGAGACATGGTATAGTTCTAAAAATGGTATGGGATTCGGTATTAGATTGGGAGCTGCTCTTGTTTGTGTTAAGTTGTATGGTGCTAGATTTGCTATGTACCAATCTGGATTATCTGTTAGCTTTAGTATAACTAATTCATCTATATATGTTCAAGATATAATAGCTCCTAATAACGAAACAGCATTATTACCATATTATCAAGGAACATTTAAATGTGTTGGTGGTTACTCTTGTACTGTTAGAATTTTTCAAAGTAGTTCCGGTGGCAATAGTCGTTTTTACGGTATTTGGGGTATGACTAGTCAAATCGGTTGGACTGATTTTGATATTGCATTTAAGAAAGATAATAACAGTTTTATTTACGGTTGTCAGTTTTATAACTTCACAATAAATGCTTTTTCAGTGTTAAGTGTTATGGAGTATTTATATAAAGTTAAGATGGCAGACAATATGGGTTTAGGAGACATACAATTGACTGGTGTTGCTCGTTTGAAAAACTGTACCTTTGGGAGTAGTACAGAAGTTTACACAATACCTCATCAACGTCAATCGTGCGTGTTGTGGTCTAAGAATCATGATGATGTTCCTGATAGTTTGTTTGGATTTTTTTATGGGGGATTGATAACCAGAACAGCGACACCACCATCTGGTGGTTGGCCATCTGGAATAACTAAAGGTTGGAAAGTTGACGTGACTAACGCGACTGACAGAACAGAAATAGACCCAATAGATTTTATTGTAGCCTCATTTCCAGTAACAAGTGGAGTACCAGTAACTGTTGGTGTAAACATGCAGAGAAATAATGCAGGATTAACCCTCAAAGCGGTTGTTAAACAATTTGCAGCAGGAAATTTAACAGACGTAGTAGGAACAATAACGAGTGCAGGAACAAATGCATGGGAAAGAGTTACAGTAACATTTACTCCTGCTGAAACGTGTGTAGTTGACCTTTACGTTCAAGCGTATGGCGGTTCAACTTACAGTGGTTGGGTTGCAGGCATGGGGAGCATAACATGAAATACGATGTAATAAGCATAGAACCGCATGGTGATAACTTCAGAGTACGGGTGTCTATTAACAATAACGAAACGGTGTTTTTTAAATTTAAAAATGTTCCGAGCGAGAATAAGATAAAGAACACAGTGGATGATTACATAGCAGAGGGTGTAAAACCAGTAAAAGAGAATAACCCTGTTAAGGATGCTATTAAAGCTGTTATGCAATTAGTCAAGGATGATGCTCCAGTAAAACAAATCAAGGACGCGGTGAAAGATTTAGCAGATATGGTTGGCGAGTAGGACTAATGTTAACTCAGATGGGGGTCTTATGGATTTAGACAATTATGGAAAACCTTTCAACATGATAGTGACGTCCACCTCCTACTTAAATGATTTGTCATTTGATAACTATGGTAAACCATTTTCCTTTGTAGGAGTAGAGAGTGCAGGAGGTTCTATATTTTTACGCTACGATATTAACCATAGGGAGTTTAATAATGGCAGAATACGCTAAATCAACATCTTTTACATTTTCAATAAGAAACTCTTCTGGAGTAGCTGTTACTAGTAGTTCGGCAAATATAACTGTGCAGGTAAGCAAAGACGGTGGTCAGTTTGCAGTTACCACCAATAATGTATCTGAGTTACTATTAGCCAATAGTACAGCATCTGGAGTGTATAAGATAGTATTAACAGATTCGGAAATGACTGCTAGTAATATAGTAATACTACCTATAACTACGCTCCCAAATGTAATACCGGAAACAATACATATTGTAACAACTAACGACCTGCCTGGAAAAGTAGTAGGTGGCGGTGCTACGGCTATGTCTGGAGTAGGAGTAAAATCTGACCTAACTATGATAGGAAGTAGTACGACGATAGAAGGCCTAACGTTTACTCAGATTTTGAGTTTGTTAATGGCAAAAATGACTGGCTCTCGTGTATATAATTCAGATGATTCAGTGACGTATAAGAATAGAACTGGCGATGATATACTTACACTGAGAAAAACAACTGCTACTTCAGTAGATAGGACTTTAGGATGAATCCAATATTAGAATTTACTGACGGTTGGTGGGGCCCAGATTCCCCATTCTCGTCTTCGGTACTCTCTAATATGACAGGTCAGTATCTACGCAGTCTCTTAGCCAAACTGCAAACCTGTAGCGTGATTACCGACCCTAAAAATGTAATCGTTGGAGAGAGCGAAGATTTGTACAAACATTTTGATAAGGATTGTGAACCAATAGGATTCCCTAGATTGGAAATACTAATAACTAAAGACAAAGGAGAAGGATACTACTCTCAAAGAAACATGAACTATACTCTTAGATACAGTATAGCCGGTTACTTAGTTAGGGATCACTTAGATGTAGATATTGAAGATGCTGTTAGTCTGTCAGCATTTGGAAGCGAAGTACGTGCCTTAAACTATAGTTTCCTTGATGACAAACAGGCTAGTAATCCACCGTGTTCCGGCTTCTTACAGATGGGGGAATTTCCAGAAATATTTTACGAATTTGAACTTTTTCCCTCTGAAAAGAATGCCATAAGCGCTTTTATTTTCCACGCCGAAGCTCACCTAGAGCAGAATGATAGGAGTCTCTAATGGCAACAGTCAAGGTTCTCAGAAAGATGGCAGGTCAGTTGCAGTCGGGTGCTAGTTACGAGAGTAACGCGATGATAGCTCTCCCCCTGTTAAGTGGGCAGGCTACTCAGACGTATGACGTAATCGAGGACGAATCTATTTCAGGTTCTGCCTTCCGTGATGTGCCTCAACAGGGAAGCAGGCATACATTTGAGTCATCTTTAGGCTTCCAACTCGACAAAGTCAGTGCTGTACCATTGTTTAGTGCATTCTTTTCATCACCCTCCGTAGGGGTGTATACCTATGCCAGTCACACCAATAAAATGAGTATATGCACACTAAACGATATTAAAGCAAATAGATACGCTAATGTGTATCTAAACTCCTGGGCTCTTAAGGGTGGAGTCAATGCCAATTGGACAATGGATTGCGGTTTTATCGGTGCTACCGCTGAGGACAGAGCGGCTACTAGTAATTATCCTGCTGTTACTGTTTATGATGAACCATTTACTTTTCACGAAGCAGGTGGGACTTCTGGTTACGTTCGTATAGGTGACACAGCAGACGCTCTGGCCGCAGGTGATAATATTAAGATTGAGGACTTTAATCTTAGTATTACTAATGGTTTTACTGGCCAGTGGTGCAATGACGGTAAAGGCACTCTTACCCCGATATTTGGCGGTTCACTTCCAACTATCTCCGGTTCGTTTACTTTTTCTCGTCACGATACTGATAACCCATTTACTTGGGCAGATGCAGATACGGCTCTGCAAATGGAAATAATGATTTACAAATCAGCAATGGCTAATTTAAAAATTCAACTTCCGAGAGTAAAGATTTCGCCGACTCTTGACGATTCTGATACAACTAAAGTCACTGCCGATTTAATGATTGGCCGCAATGGACTTGGTACTACTTATAAGAATGCTAACATGGCATTTGTAGCACCTATTAAACTGACTTTAGTTAATTCCTAACTATTACGCCTAATGTTAACTCAGATTGACCTGAGTTAACATTAGGACTAAGAATATTTATAATTCTTTTGTGGAGGCTATAATGGCTGAAAGTGTTAAGATACTACAAGTAGGAGCTTTTAAGCAGGAAGCCGGTCTAGTACCGACTAATAGTGCTTGGGGAGGGGCCAGTAGCCCTGTCACTCTTGGAGCGGGAAATGCTTTTCCTTACCTGTCACTCGGCAAGGGAAAAACTATTAACAGTGTATCCGATAACAGTATAACAACGAGTGCTTTTTCTGATACTACTCGCAAAGTTACTGAATATGTAGAACGTGCGATATCAATGCACAATAGATTCGATGACATGGAAAAATTCCTTTACTGGTCATTTGGTTTTGAAAATGCTGTAAAAAATGTAACTGTATTCGTTGTAAATACTCCTACAACTCAGCCTACAGCGGGAGCTACTTACACTACAGACAGTAAGACATTTACTTTCATGCGTAAAGAGGTTTGGGGAGCTACCACCTATCAAGTATTCCTTTGTACGACAATAGCTCCTACCTCTCAGACTGGCACACTTACTAAGAGTGCAGGCACTGGGGATGCAACGCTCACTTACACCTCCCATTCTGGATTGATGTACGAGCATCTGTATGAGTTGGACTCGACTACTAGGCATTTAGTAGACTACCCTACAGCTGAACAGATAACAGCCGCAAATGGTGGAGGTTGGATTTCAGGAGCTAAAAAGAATCGTATGGCTACCATCGGCGTAAAGATGGGTACTAATGATTTCCGTTACCCTAATTCAATGTGCAAAGGTTTTAGTCTTAAAAGTGACTCAGGTCAGTTATCTGAATTGGCTATAGACTTCTGTTCTTACGATGAAACAAGAGCTAATTACGCTAGCGGTAACTGGACTGTACCTACAACTAGTGTGGCAAATGATAATATCGTAGCTCACCACCAGACACTGTTTCAGATAGGGGCTAGTGAATCCACACTTGTAAATCTTGGAATAATAGCTTTCAATGCAGGATTTACTATACCGTTGCAAGTTATGCAGGACACTGTTAGTGGTACATATATCGCTGAACCGCATTTAGAAGGTAAGTATGGTGTTACCTTTGGTGGTACTATCTCTAGGTACAGTGCAACAACCTATCAAGATTATCTTGATAACTGGACTTCAGTTGTTGCACGTTGGGCCAGTAGAAGTGGTTTCTATATGCAAGAAATGCTTATACAGGAAGCTAAGATTAAGGCGGCAGGGCCAGATGAAAGTGATGTAGCGCAAGAGGCTATTGAACTAGATGTAGGCGTGCCTACTACCAATCAATGGAGCTCTTGGTTAGCAAGTAATTCATTGATTCAAAATGGTTCTATGCTTATGAGAGTACGCAGTTCACTTTCAGCCAATCAAATGTTTGCAGTATAATATCTGAGTTAACTTTAGCCCTAAAGGAAATGCTATGTTAGTAAAACTTGCCAAGAAATTCGAGTTTACGCATGAAGATTCCACATTTAGTTTTGAGTGGAAGTTCAAAGAGGACTCGGATATTAATGACCTTAGAAAACGTTTCGAGGGAAAAAATATCGATGATAATGGAATAAATCTTTTCTACTATTCTATGCGCGTCGGATTGGTGAATTGGACAGGTATTGATTTCATTGACGCTGATGGAGAACGTAAACCATTGCCTGTTATGGAAAATGGAAGTATCATTGAATTGCATCAAAAAGCAGTCTTTGAATCTATCCTGGGCCTTCCAGATTTGTATAGTAAAGTACAGAGTGCATTCATTGGAGAAACAGGAAAAAACTAACAAACTGGTGTGACGCTACAGTCGATTGGGAGTGGTCTTACGGACTGTGTGTGTCATGTCAGTTTACGAATAGTGAGGAAGCAGGAATCTGTCAATCGACAGGTTCCTGTTTTCGTATCCAAGACCCTCATATAAATATCAGACAGTTGGTTCAATGTACTAAACTCCCAGAATTGTGGGACATATTCACAACTATCGTAAATATCAGCCCGTTAGATGCTAATGGTTTTATAACTATAGATAATGCTCATGCTTACCTAAGTACACTACCTGAGTTACCTGTAGGCCTAAAAGTATTCTGGGACGCAATGAGTTATTTCTTAAGCAGACGTAATCACAAAATATACTTGGATAGAAAGAGAAAGGTGAATCATGCCAACTCTTCTCGTTAAGATAGATGTAGACGATAAGGCTACCCCAAGGATAGCCGCCTTTGAAACTCTTACAAAACAGACTAATAAGAGTGTAGCTTCTCTCGGTCAAACTTTGAATCTTACTTTTGCCGCAACTGCCGCTTATAAAGGCCTTAATGCTATTATTAATTCTCTTAAGATGTGTACCGACGAAACATTGAAGTTTGAAAAAGCAATAGTTTCTATGGGGGCTATCACTAATACCAGTTCTGAAGGCATGGCTAAATATAGTAAACAGGCCATAGAGTTAAGTAAGACAACTGAATTTTCTGCCTCCGCAATTGCCGGAGCTATGCTCGAAATGAGTAAGGCCGGTATGAGTGCAGATCAGATATGGAAGATGCTACCCAATACATTAAATGTAGCTACTGCCGCAGGGGAGGATTTATTATACACTACTAAGGGTATGATAAATACAATGATGTCATACGGTATCGGTTTTGAGGAAAGCGAAAGAGTAGCTAATGTATACACAAGAACGTTAAATGCTAGTAAGTTGTCTTTAGAGAGTTATATGGAAGCTATGAAATATGTAGCTTCGGTTGCTGATCCTCTTAATACAAATTTAGAAGAAACTAGTGCTTTACTCGCATTACTTTCTCAACGTGGTATTGAGGGCTCTCTGGCAGGTACTTCCCTCCGTAATATGATGCTTAATATGCTCGCGCCTACTAGTAAAGCGGCTAAGGCTCTTGAGGGCATGAATTTTGAAGGCCTAACGTTAACTCAGGTTCTCGGTCAAATGGAAGGCGCAGGCATTAAGGTAGAAGAGTTACTGGCTTTAGTGGATAAAAGAGCTATTAACAGTGCCTTGGCGATAAGTAAGAATACCGACGAAGTCGGGAAGTTCATGGATATAATAAACGGTTCTGGAATGACTGCAAAAGAGCAGGCAGAGTTAATCCGTAAAAGCTTTACAGACCAACTGGCTATGGTTAAGAATAGTTTTCAAGCTCTTGGTATAAGCATATTTGAGGCATTCGGAACTGAAAAGCAAACGGCTATTGAATCTCTTAAAGGCTATGTAGAAAGTTTTGGCAAATATATTATAGCTAATAAAGTGAGTATACAGAAATTCTTTACAGATTTAGTCACTGCCTTTAAACTTATGGCAGAAACGGCTCTTCCTGTTCTTGAGTATATGGCTGCTCATCTTAAAGAAGTAGCTGTGGTAGTTGGTTTACTTGCGACCGGTAGTTTTGTAAATTGGCTAAGTCTTAGTGCTGTTGGCATAGCTAATTTCGCCAAAGCTATAGTAGCTGCAAAAGTTGTTATCGGATTGACCGCGCCTGAGATAATACTTGTAACTGCTTTACTCGTAGCACTCGCTGCTGAGTACATTAAGGTTAAAAAGGCAATAGACCAAACTATTGAATCGCAACAAAAGTTTAATGATGGCTATAACAATTTAGAGCATGCCGCCGCTTATGAAAAGGTAGCCAAGTTAAAAAAGGCTTTAGAGGAAGAGAAAAAAGCCCTAGATGCTATGCGGTCTGATAATACTAGTTTAGTGTCACTAGCAGCAAGTTTGGATGCTTTCGGCAAAAAGGAAAGGGCTTATAGGGAACATCTTAAAGAATTGGATAAGATAAAAAAGGACTGGAAAAAGAAATCTGGTGGGGAATTTCCTGATGTCTCCGCCGACGGCTTACAAGGAATGGCTGACTATATCAGAGAGAAGTTGAGACCTTCTATTGCTGCCTTAGAACCGTACCCATCTGTTAGCCCTATTATTGACTCAGAAGTAGGAAAAAGATATTCCGATATGATGGCTAAGAGGAAAGAGGCGGCCGATAAAGAACTTGTAAAAATAGCTAAGGAAAGAGAAAGTCTGAAAAAAGCTAGTATAGAACTAGATAAACTTGAAAATGATTTGATGGAACAAAATTATGCAATACATCTAAAAATACTTGCTGTTCAAAAGGAAGATACTGAAGAGTTACTCGCCCAGTATGAAATATATAAGGAGCTACAAAAGACTTATGAAGAGATAGCTAACACTTCTTCCAATACTGTTGTAGGGCCTCTACGAGTCAATTCTAAGTACGCAGGGGCACAAGGTGCATTTGAATCGGATAAGGATTTCACTAAGAGACTTGCTCTATGGAAAAAAGACCAAGCAGATTTTGACAAGATATGGCAGAAAGAGACTGAGAAGTATAAGAACGCAACTGATAACACCATAGCACTAACTGAAAATACTGCTAATACTGTAATGAATATACAGGAGATTCAACACAATGAAACTATGAAGAGAATCTATGACGAGCAATCTGCAATTGAAAAACGATACAATGCTGAGTCAATTGCAGCCGGTAGCAATGCTATTAAGAAAGCTATGGCAGAAGAGAAATTTCAGAGAGCACAAGAGGCTTTAAGGCAAAAGACGGAGAAAGAGAATACAGCCTTTGCCAAGAAACAGCAGAGAATAGCGGGTATTATGGCGCATATTAACGCTGTAAGAATGTCAATGGATGCGTTTCTTGCTACCGATGGCCCTATCTATGCTAAGATTGCCGCCGCTATATCTGCCGGAGCTATGGGTACAACTCAGGCCTTAGTTATTCAATCTCAAAATTTCCGCCATGGCGGATTTCCAGAGGGCAATAGCACCAGTGACAGCAATCTCGCTTATGTAAGTAAGGGAGAGCGTGTATTGGCAGAGAGTGAGATAAATGCTATAGGTGGGAATGAAAGATTGAATCAAATGATTGATAGAGGCAATACTTATACTACAAGTAGTTCTGTAGTAGTGCGCATTGATAATTTCGTTGGGACGAGAGAACAGGCCAGGGAATTACTGCCTTACATTAAGAAGGAGTTGTCAAGATGATTAATGTATCTTTTACTTACGGTACTACATGTACCATAAGTGCTTCTGTTGTATACGGTACCGATTGGTGGGATGAAAGAATCAATCAAATAAGTCTCCAAACCGCAGATGGCGGTTTGGTTACTTTTGATTCTGGCGTTACTGTCTGTCATGGTATCTTAGTTATGAAAGGCGTGTCCTACACTCACGGAGAGAGTTTAAAAACATTTATTAAAGATAATATTATTTTTAGTAAATACGCATTTACAATTGGGGCAGTGGTTAATCTGGATTTGGGGAACGGTAAGAATGTAGCTGTTACGGCTAATGTTGACTCAGATCCATCTACTAAAGATATGTTTTCTTTTGTTGCTCCAGGAAATTACGATGTTAAAATACCTTACAGATTTAGAAGGAGCTAATCCTTATGTCAAATTGGGTACAGGTAGCAGGCAAGTTAGGTTCTGAGAGTGTTATATATGCCATGTGTGAATTTGAAGGGATACTCTATGCAGGAACTGGCCAAGGCGGTCGTCTATATAGATTAAACTCCAGTGGCGATGCCTGGGAACAAGTTTGCGCACAGTATTCTAGTCAAACTAGAATACTAAGTCTGCTTGTGTATAACAATAAATTATATGCAGGCACGTATAGGAATAGTCTAAATAATGGCGGCAAACTGTTAAGTCTTAACTCAAGTAAGAATGGTTGGGACTTAGTATCTAATAGCATAAATGATCAAAGACAAGTAAGTGCGTTGTGCGAGTATAATTCTAGGCTATATGGTGGTACAGGTTCGCTTGGAAATTTACAGAGGCTTAACCTTGCAGGTAATTCCTGGGAACTAGTTTGTAGTCAATTGGACTTTCAAGCTACAATAACTGCGTTGTGTGTATATGAAGGAGTGCTATACGCAGGGACATATAATGGAGCCGACGGTGGATATTTATTTCGGCTTAACTCAACAGAGGATGCCTGGGAACTAGTGGCTGAATCGTACTTAGATGATTATTCTATTAGCTCCCTGATAGTGTACCAAGATAGGCTATACGGAACTTCTTACAACAGTGGTAGGCTTCTTAGACTCAATTCCGGCAAGAATGCCTGGGAACTCGTATGCTCACAAACAGATTCTCAAATAGAAATAGCATCATTAGTAGAGTACGGAGGGTCACTGTACGGCGGTACGGGAAATAATGCCTTCCTTTTTAAGCTGAATTCTTCACAAACAGGTTGGATAAAAATATGCACTCAGCTAAACTCAGAAACTTTGATAAGTAAAGTTATTTCCTACAGCGGTAGTATATACGGTTCTACCACTACCAATGGTACTTTACTGCGGGCGGAAGGACTGCCAAAGCCAGGATACTCTGTATCAGTAGTATTGACTCCGACAACTGTGGGGGAATGGGATACAGTAGATACATCTCCATTTGGGAGTGCAACCTGTAGTGGGTATACCGGTTTTATTCTTGGTAATACTACTGAGATAGATGCAGTAGTATCTAGTAACTTACTGTCGGATAGATTAGTGTCTATTGATAACTACGATCAAGAGTTTAAAATTGGCGAACCTGCAATGAATGGTACATACTCCATATCTGGTCTTGGTGGGATTGCTGATACCAGTGAAATGACTCTTACTCTTCAGGATTTAGATTCTGATATTCGCATGGACAGACTTATTGGGCGTATCGCAACTATTAGGCTTAATGTTAACTCAGGTTTGACAGATGTAAATGGAGGGGTTATATTTTCTGGGCAAATATCAGAATTAAATAAGAGTAGAGATAATTTGGTTCTGATACTTCGCAGTAGTTTTAATTCTCTTAGTGATGCTAGTACTGAAGGTAGAATATGTTATGGTAGTTATCCTATTTATGATGCTACAGCGGCTATGCCTAGCGAGATTGATGATTTGGGTAGGCTTGTGGTTGATTTTCTTGGCATAGGCGAAGTAACAGGGGCGGCTATATATGATGAAAGTTCTGATGCGTTTACCCCTGTATATTCATCCTCGCTTAGTTCTAGTAACGGAATAGTTACTGCCGAAGAGGTAATACCGGAATTGGAAACTGTGGGGATTACTTACTCTGATAGCCGTCTTTTATACTTGTATAATCCGTATAAAATAAGAGTACAGTCATCAACTGTATTTGACGTAGGAGAGTGGTACGTATTCATAGATGGTTACCCAGATGGATTAATCTATGAGGGGCCAGAGGGTGATTATGTATACTACAGACCAAATAATCAGGATAACTATGTTAGGTATGAAGGGCCAGATGGTTCTGGTAATCATGTATTTATTCTTCAATGTGCAGAGAATTTCAGATATATCCCTGCTTCTGGTAGGATGTATCTAGTAGCTTATCCCACATCGGATGAAGATATACAGATATTGGAAGAACTGATAATAACTGCTGACTATGTATCTTTGCCTTACCGAGCATTTGATTTCCTAGTCCCTAATGATGACTTTGTAAATTCTAGTGACCATACTAGCTCTATTAAAGTACCTACTACTATAATCAAAATAGACGACGAGTACCTTGAAATAACTCAGGAGGTGAGTGTAGAATTTAATGACACCCATTCTTCATACCTAGTACGGAGAGGGATAAATAATTCTGTGGCTGCCGAGCATCCTGACGGGTCTGCTGTGTACAGAATAGATACTACTAATTCAGATACTACTACGGTCAAACCATCTAATAAGTTCACTGGGTCTCTTAGTTTACTGCCTATTAATGTCGCCAACGGCCACTACAGCATGTTCAATGAATTACGAAATACTGGTGGGCCGTACATGGCAACTAATAATTGGCCCGTGGCTACAGTATCACCAGTATTCACTGGTAGTAGTGTTACTGAGATAACGGTTAATTTTTCTTCTCGACCCGCGTATTCTGACAGCTATGAGGCATCAGATGTGTATAGAAGGTACTTCTGTTATCTACTGGATGTTGTATTTCCTACCGTCAATCTTGACGCCAAAGTCACAGGTATGAAACTTAAGTGGACAGGATACGCGTCAACTAGGGGTGTAGCAATCAATTTTACCTCTGGGGGGAAATGTTTCCTGCTACCAATAGTTAGAGCAGGTGGTGAAGACCCATATTTCTTTCAAAAGATGGACTGGGAAGGTATACCAACTGGCAAATTTATAGCAGGTGTTAAATTTGGCGAGGCGGGAGATGGTTACTGCCTAGGCAATAATTTGAAGGATTTGAACACTACCAGATGGGTACTAACCTATCAAGGAGAATGGAATGGCTGATTATAACAGTTATAGTGGTAGCTTTGCCTATTTGCAGAATCCTGAATTTCTAATAGATTTCACAATAGATTCTAGCTCAGGCACAGCTGTATTTTTTACTGGTAAGGGTAGGTTAGCCCCTGCGGGCATGGCCTCAGCCGTTGAAGGCGCTACCCTTACCTCACCAGTGCAGATAATAGAGGACTTACTTAGACGTGGTTTAGGATATACTAATATTGATACTGGTAGTTTTGCCAGTATGCAAGTATCCAGAGCTTCCTGGTCTATAAGAGTATGTGAGAAAAAGGAGTTACTATACAGAGATATTATAAATAATATTTGCTTGCAGACTGGTATAATACTATCAGAGTCCCCAAGTGGAAGTCTTAGGCTAACAGATTCTTTCCCTCAGGCATCTATCAGGACTTATCTTGACTCAGATTTGGTACTTTCTAATGGTCGTACAGATTGGGGTGAAGAAATAAGTTCACTGAATAACGTTGTGACAGATGTTTATTTTCAAGCCTTTGAAAATCCTGCTAAGGAGAATGCTTATTTTATATCTAGTTCATATGTAGCAGAGCCTGAGTTAACAGTAGGGCTAAAGAAACAAGTTAATCTGAAACTGAAGTATATCATAGATGTAACATACGGTCGTATATTGGCTAGAAATATAGCCCTTTATTACGCTCGGCCAAGAAGAACTCTTACTATTACACTACCCATAACAGAGTATGTTAGGAATATTGGAGATTGGGTAGATATTGACTCCAATACGGTAAGGCACACATCTGGTAACACTTACCTAGTGGTAGGGAAAAAGGTATCAGTATCACGAATGACTACTACCCTTAAGTTATTGGAATTTCGTGGTGATGAGATTGAGGGCGATATTTATGAAGAATATTCCAGTAATCCGTCGGGTGACTGGCAGGAAGTAACAACTGGCACGGATACCGTGCAGGAGGTAAGTTAAATGGCTGACAAGAAAATTTACAGTAAAGTTGATACTATGTCAAATTTGATTGCTAATCTTGAAGCGCAAATGAGAGGCATAGATACCGATGGAAGTAGAAATTGGTGCTACAAAGATAGCCAGGGTACGCCTCGTTTACACGTAACTGCCAATCAAAAATACTGGAATGGTAGTGCTTGGATTTACGAAGACAACTGGTTTAAAGATTTGTACATAGAAAAAATTAAATCCCAGTCTGGCACAGCACAGATCAGTATAGGAGCAACGAGTCTAAGCATTTCCCCCGCAGGAGTCGCTAGAGCCTATTTTACAAATTCAGGTCTAGGTCTAGGTTTCGGAATGAGCAATCCTTCATTCCCTCTGGAGATAAATGGGGACAGCAAGGTAAGGGCTAACTCTATCTGGGATAGTGGCACAACCGCTACGGTGCCGCTAGCACCTATTAGTATTGTTAGTCCAGATACATCAGGTTTTACCTCTATAGCTTTGGAATCTGGAACACGTACTGCAAACGAACGAACGGCCTTCGGCCTTATTAGGAACGAATCTTTCTTAATGCAATCACTAGGACACACTAAAAATATTGCTAACGGTACTGTAACTCATGACTACTACAATACTAGCACTACAGGTGACTCAGGTTTGGCAATAAATGTTGCCATGCAGAGCGTAGGCAGTAAGACCAGTATTGGTAATGCAAGCAAGATATACTCTATTTTTAATAACAGTGTTCGTAGATTTGGGATTGATGGAGATGGCACGACATATGTTGGCACCGCTTCAGCACGTAGATATATGGGCGGAGACGCTACTACATCATATGGGTCATCATTGCACGTCGAGGGAACTCAAATAGGATATGCGTCAATAGGCGTTATAAATAACGATTCAAACGGATTCCCATCTGCATTGTATTTAGGTGCATCTTCGAGTGGAAGCGTAGGCGGAAATGGAGCTGTACAATCTGGTGACGCGGTTGGAATGATAGAATTTTGTGCCGCTAATGGTACTGATATGCAACGTACTATTGCCCGTATACAATCAAAAACAACAGCGACAGCCTCGGGAAGTAGCACACCTGGATCATTAATATTCTCAACAACAAAATCAGGTAGTTTTACTCCTACAGACAGGTTGACAATTGGTAGCGATGGAGCATTTAATTTTTCTTCTGATTTACTGCGGGTAGACAATATTGCCACCTCTGGTGGGCCAGAATTAAATTTGTATTCTAATGCGTCAAGTTCTCCAACTGCAAGTATAAGTTTGAATATAGGTACAGGGCCATATACATCATTTTCTATTGATGCTACTGGATCACTTACTACTAATGATTTGGCTACTGGTACGGGCAATACTGGAGTTAGTATTTTATCTGGTATAAATGGCACTATACTTGCAGATACAGACCCGCTATTAAGAGTAAGTAATTGGAGCAGTTCAACACTTAAACTATATGGTAATGGTGATTTAACTTTAAAATCTACGAGCAATTCAACAACTCCAATTATTACATTGATGTCAAGTGATAATACGCCAAATTTAACGCTTAGTTATAGTGGTTTAACTATAAGCAGTTTAACTGTAGCAACGTCTCCAGTTATATCTATATCGCAATCAGGTATTGATATCACAGGTACAAGTACATCGGCAACGCCATCAATAAGCTTGCGAGCGAGTGACGGGTATCCAATAACAGAAATATCAGCAAGTAATGCTGGTGTATTAATTAGAACAACGTACTCTACTACTGCTGATCATTACGATCAAATAAGCACTTACGGAAACGATCTTACATTAACAGCTGACGGAACAATAAACCAGTATGACATTGTTACAGCTCTTGGCACAAGTGCAAACTATCGTGTACGGGCTTGCCCAACAAGTGGAGATGGCCAATCAATGCCGGTAGGTGTGGCTCAAAATGCGGCATCTGCGGGTGAGTATGTGCGTGTACGGATTACTGGTTATTCTTATGTAAATTCATATGGAAATGTTTCCAGAGGTCAAGTACTCGTAACAGGCAGTACCACTGCCGGGACTGTGGAGGGTTTATCTACAGTGCCAGTTGATACAATACATTTCCGTGAGGTAGGTCACGCAATGGCGGAACGTACTGGTAATGGTATAGTTTACTCATTCTTACACTTTAACTAAAAAAAAGGCCAGTAGCAAATTAATGCTACTGGCCTTTTTGTTTAGTCCTAAAGTTAACTCAGGCCACATTGCTGTGACCTGAGTGTAGGTGTTACGACAATTCCTTTTCTATATCTGCATTAAGTGTTACTAATTCATCTTTAGCCTTTTCTGTTTTCTTATCATCTTCGATAATCGAATCTATTGCAAGTATCGCACCTTGCAATCTCATAACTGTATTCTGTACATCTCTTAATTGGTTGTTTAAATTCTCTTCCAGCTTAAGCGCCTTTTCAATTTCCGCACTGTAAGTATTCTTTTTAACTGTCAAACCTGCCTCGTTCATACGATCTCCTTTTGTAAAAGTATTAATTCTTTGTACACCTCTAACGTCATTTCCGCGTCACTTACCGCCCTATGAAGATCCCCTTTACTCTTCAAGGAAAAATGTTCAGCTAACGCTTCCAGTCCAGTAGACCTAGCAGTCAATACTCCGCAATCTCTAAGAAATATTGCGGCCTGCTGACTATCCCTATTTCGGTAGTGAAACAGGTCTAAGTACAAGTCTTTGAAAAAATTCTCTAAGAATCCCTTATCGAATCCGTAGTTGTGCCCAAGTGGAACTATACTCTCTTCCCCAAATACTTCCAGTTTCCACTCTACGAATCTCTTTCTAACTTGCGATGCTGTTGGGGCTAATGTTAACTCAGGTATTCCTATGTTGTTTATTTTCGTAACCTCGGCTGTAGGCATAGTATTAGGTTTCACCAAACTATGAAATATATTTCCTGTCAGCTCAAAGTTATCGTCAAATTGCAAAACTGCAATTTCGATAATTTCATTTACGCCCCTTACTAGACCGGTTGTTTCTACGTCAATTACTGCTTGCATACATTCTCCTTCCTATTCTGTTTTTGTCATCTGTAAATAACTCATACGGTTCATCTACTGCCTGCGTTAGGCTCAGATTTCCAATAACAGTAATATTGTCACTGCCTATCTTACCCTTGCACAGCGGTACTCTTTTAGGAAAAGCCCTAGCCGCTCTATTAGTACTCCAAGCCCCTTTTTTATCACTCGGCAACCATTCTATGAAAGCCCAATAGAACTCGTCCCAATTCAACTGCTTACCTCTAACTACATAACATTTCTCGTCAATAAATAATTCTAAATCAGTCATATTACCTTGCTGTATCTCAGACTTAATATCTGTATGAATGCAAGGTATGCTCAAACGCCCTTCGCTCTCTGGCAATTCTAAATTAAGAATGTGGTGTAGGAATGCGGCTGACTCAGAATTTAGTTTCTCCAACAGCTTTAACTTAGGTATCTCTTTACTAGCAGGTATACTATTTACATAGATTGCTGTTATCCTAGTATCCCCAGGAAATACAGGACAAAAGTTACTGTCGTTAGTGCAGTGAATGAAGTGAAGAGTGTTCTTAACATCATACACACTTACGAATTTGGTATTGATGCTTATTGTCCTACTAGTAACCCAATCCTTAATCTTGCTATACGCCTCCTTATTTTTTCTTAAATCAGTTTCCTCAATTACTGCTAATACTGCTCCTGCTAACTGAGAATTAAATTTTTCAACTACAGCTAAGTCCGCTCTAGCATACCCCCTACGGTCTAGAAATAATAATTCCAGAGCTTCGTGAAACGTACTCTTACCACTGTTTTGCTCCCCTGTTAAGAATAGATACGGTAGCGGTTCGTAGGGTCGCATAAACATGTTAGCAACCCATAAGAGTAAGTAATCTCCGCCATCCCGTACTCCATTGCCTATGCACCACCTATCTTTTATAATATCTGAGTTAAGATTAGCCCCAATGTGTGATAGTAAGTCAATCCAAGTAGAAAAGTTACCCTCCTCTGGCTTTTTAGCCAACTTAGCGGAATCTTTATTCCACTGCCTATTTCCTGGGTACTCGCTCTCAAAAGGAATGTTTACTATCTCCCAAGGACTTAAGATACACTTAGACATCATTTCCTGTGCATTTTTACTATCCTGAGCGTTTAGAACAGTAACGATGTTTTGCCTATTTTCTTCTATCCAACGCTCTCTAGCGTGAATATACCAACCTGCCTCGGCACTATTACATATTATATGCCTTATAAGATTATCAGGGGTGTATACCTCACGCCTAACTTGAGGCAGAGTGAATACTGCCTCCCAATGATCCTCTTTTTTACTCAGTAAGTACCCCTCTGGAGGCTTATCATTTGGAAAGGCCATTAGTCTGACTAGTATCCTTTCTATCTTTCTACCAACAGTAGTAGGTCTAGACTCATATCCTTCGGGGCACGAAACCTGAGTTAATCCCAGGGCTAATAAAGCGGCAAAGGCGTCGCTAGCTTGAGAAAATACGAAATCTCCTTTAATATTTTCGATGCCCTTGCAATTCTTAGCCGCTGACTCAAACTCTGGAACGGCGTTAAAACCGCTCCTAGTCCACCCTGACGGATCACTCACCCATGACTGGTGTTCCTTAACCCCTAAAGAGTGCCTACGTACCATCCAAGAACCGCCGTGGGACGGGAAACAAAAACAGTTTTGGTCGCTAGAACCCGATGATGAAGTTGCAAAGAACCCCATAAGTTTTAATTCCTTATGAGCCTTGGCTAGGTCTAATGTGTGGCACACTAGCATATTGTTTTCACTGTCCCACCAGTTACTCCTGTCAGCCGATGTGCAGAACCACTTAAGCAATCTCTTGTGGTCTGCATCTAACTCTTGTTGTTTCATACCCTGTATTAGAGTTTCAAACTCCTTAGAGTAACTCAGTTTCCTTTTCTTTCCCTGAGCTACCTCGATGTAATCCCGCCAATTGGACGGAAGTTTACTCAGTTTCTCTCCTTGCTTTAGCAGAGCTAAACCGTCTGTACCCTCCTGTTTTCTGTGGTATACCCATAGAATACCGCCACATGTATCTACTGAGGCCTGGAAGTTGTATCCAGTTTCCTGCGATAACAGACATAGTATACTCTTACTTAGAGCGGCATGCTCACCGTGGTTACCTATACCAACAGCATTGTCAAGGTGTACATAGATATGCAATCCCTTTCCACTTGTAGACTTAACAAGTGTTACCCATGGAATCTGAGTCACTTGCAGTCGTATAGATTCTAGCTCTTCCACACTTAGCCCCACCTTGTGGTTAGCTATAGAATCAAAATCGAATCCAACCCAATGGGATTGTCTATTAACATAATCCCACCCAGTCATACCTATACCCTCGGCATGGTCTTCTAGATTCCAATTAAGGGCTGAGTCAGTATAGCTAACTGACTCCGTGTTCCCTGCTCCCCACGGTACACGAAATGATTTCCATGTACTCGTGCCGTCTGTCCACCCTGACCAATGCACTCCATTGTATACTCCGCCTGTTCGAGTTCCACCATCTTGACCTACATTTACTTGCAATTCCATGCAAGGTTCGTATAGATCGGTTAGGTGTCTGTTGCCTGTTGTAAGCAGGAATTTTTTTACCGCTTCGGTTTTCAGCATACTTCCGGCTCCCAAGTATCTGGTAAATTCTCGCATTTGAATGCGTACTCTTCACTCTCTGGCTTTTCTGTGTCGTAATGACAGACTACCTCATAGTATCTGCCAAAATCGTGGTTAAATCCCATTATTCTCAAACTGGCGCCCTCTGGCTCATCACCATGTATTCTACGCAATAACGCTATTAATCTATTACATTCTGTTCTTGCTATTTGCGAGTAATTTTCCGTACCTAGTTGAACGCAATCTTCTGCACTTGGACTGCTACCAATGTTAATAAAATCTTTCATTGTTTACCTCACCAGTTTAAGTTTAATGTTGCTATCTGAGTCAACTTTAGTCGTAATTCCAAGTACGACACAGGTTCCATTCCAATCGTTTTTTAAAATATCTTCTGATGATGCTTGTACTATGACTTTGTCATCCCCATTTCTAACTCTAATTATTCCCTTCGCAGCTAGTGGTAAAACTAAAGATGACTTACATTTGTTGTGACACCCTGCAACAATATTAGTTGTTTTTATAAGCATAAGACTCCCTTTGCTAACAATATAGCCCCTAGATATTGTGTGTTATGCAATCCACTGGGGTAGACTACAGTCACTCTTTCGTAAAATTTTTCAATTGTATTGTTGAAACACCCACAACAGACAGATATACCTGATTCTGTCTTATAGAAGGTAGTATAAAATTTTCTTGACCCAATCGGCCCTATAGTCAGGTAGTCGGTAGTTTTTTCTACTATCCCTCCTTTTCCTATGCAGGCATAGCCAGACACCCTTGCATAGCCATACACTTGTGCATCGCCATACACTTGTGCATCGCCATACACTTTTGCATCTCCATACACTTTTGCATCTCCATACACTTTTGCATCTCCATACACTTTTGCATAGCCATACACTTGTGCATGGCCAGACACTTGTGCATCGCCAGACACTTGTGCATCGCCAGACACTTGTGCATCGCCAGACACTTGTGCATAGCCATACACTCGTGCATACTCATACAACTTTGCGTTATCCGATACGACCATACCCTACTCCTTAGCTCTAAAGTTAACTCAGTACTTTGTTTATAATATCCGAAATTTCGCTATCAATTAAATGCACGTATTCACATACACTATCATAAATTATCCCAGAATTTCGTATCCTATTTATAGCCCTGTTAGTGGCATTAAATTTACTGCAAATAGGAAACTTATAACTAGTGTCAAACTTACGAAAATACTGATTAGCCAATTTAACTTGCCCCATCAGAGTCTTACCTCTTAACTCAGACCAGTAAATAATGTAGTTTAAGTCCACACAAACTCCTTAGTCCTAAAGTTAACTCAGAAATAAACGAATCCACAACTTAAGTCTAAATCATACCACATTTGCAATCGTAACGCCATGTCCCAAGGACACAGTCCGGCTAATCTCATAGAAGCTCTTTTATTAAATTCCACTTCAGTAAGAGCTTCTCCTAAATGCGTAAACCATACTAACATATCAGCTCCATTCATAGTTAGATTGTAACTCGCAATCGTTTACTAGTCTATCGCAAATATTGTCATCAGGATTGTAGAATTTGCAGGAAATAAAATCCTGCTTTCTACAGTATACATTGGGATCTGTTTCTATTTTATTAGGACAGTAATCTGCAAACGTACAATCCCCCATAGATTCGAACTCGCATCCTGTTATTTTGCAACTAAACTTCA